GCACACCGAAAAGTTTGTATACTATGCAGATGAAGTTTTATTATCACACAACAAAGTAACCGCCTATATACCATGAATATTATCAAAGCATTAGAAATTGTTTTAGAACTAGCCAACCAAAATGTTATCGAGGACCCTGAAATGGAGGAGGAGACAGCAAAACAAAATGAAGCTATTCAGTGGGTCGAATATTATTTATCTAACTTCTTAAAGAAAGGAAAGTATTAAAATCATGACATATGTAGAAAACTTATTCCAACCATGCGATGCAGATGAAGCCACCTGTGTTTTAGTGGACAATGCTAGCCCATCCGAACCCGCATTATTTTTTCGCACAGTGCAACATGCAGTTGATTGGGCGGAACTTGACAACGATTTTCGCTACAAACAATACAATCCCAATGTAGAAAATTGGTCAGTATATAAATTAAATGGAAAGGCAGTATAAATGAGAGAAGAAATCTACGCAATTAAAACCGCCATTGACGGACTCAGCGATGAGATACTAGAACATCGCAGACACGCCAACATGGAGGATCTCGTCAAGGTTATGAAGAATATCAACGACAGTCTTGTGTCTATTAACTACGACTTAAAAGAGTTAGTTGAAGCAAAAAAGTTTCAAAACGAGTTGACAACAGCCCTAAGATAGTTTACTTTATTATTATGCAAGATACGATAGATATAACACCAACATGGTCAGCACTCGTTCCTATTATGATCGAGGTGTTGAAAAACCCAAAAGCAAACAACGCAGCAAAAGCAGAAGTAACACAAGAATTGCTTCGTCTTGCAAAAATTGTAGACAATCAAAACAAAGGAGGTAACCAATGATGACCAACGAACAAATTATTCAAACCATTCGCCAACTTTGCGAAGGCAACATGAGGTATGCCGATGCAATGGATAGGATCAATGTCGAGCGCGGCAGAGAACTTGGCGTAGATGGATTCACAGTACAATCAGCACAAGAAGCTCTTGCAGATTTAATTTGCGATCTACAAGACTTTGAACACGAGCTATGTCTCAACGACTCAATGGAAGGAGCATCACTATGATATTAGACACACCAAACCAAATCGAAGCATTTCGCCAACGCACCTTGCTCAGAGGATTGCAAGGAGAAATCATGGGTCTTAGACTCAGCAGAGGCAGAAGTTGCTACTCTATCATTAAGGAAGAGTTTGGACTTAAGGGTGGCAAACAAAAAGTTTACGATCAATTCAAAAAACTATTACAAGGAGAACAATCATGACACCCGCACAAGTAGAATCGCAAGTAGAATCCTGGAATTGGAACCTTAACATATTTGAAATTTACGATGAAATTAGAGATTATAGCGAACGAGACAAAGAGCAACTGCTTAAATTTGCTTACGACTTTTTTAACAAAGATGTAATGATGAAAGAGCTTGCATCTCACTTCGGAATTGATATTATAGAAGAATGAAAAACAATTATATAGAAGCAACCTGCATCGGCAGACCACTTGATCTACCAACTTGGGATGAGGCTAGCGAGCTTTGGGAATTATTCTTTGAAGAGTCGCCCACCTCTTACCACCCATATGAAAGTAGAGATGTTATTTCTGTAAGTTTCGAGTCAGCACAAGAAGTGACTGACGCTTACAACCACTACAATCAAAACCCCATAGGTTAAACACATATGAAAAAACTACTAAACAAAATTCTCAGCCTATTTAATGCGCGCTATCAAGTGCTTTATACAAAGGCTAACGGAGTCACTCAGATGTACACCATCAGTAAACCAAAACACAAAAACGAGTTCGGCAACTGCAAGGAAGGTCTTGCCGTAGCGGGTTTTAGGGCTTATTGCTTCAACAAAGGAGGGATTCGCTCCTTTCGCTATGATCGTGTTGTTTCACTTAACCGAGGATAAAAATTATGCAAATTAAAACATTAAGAAATCAGATTCGTAAACTTGGCTACCAACTTGCGGTAAGAGAAATCTACGGAGAGAACACTCCGGCCTATTATGATTTAGTTTGGGAACACCGAAGGATGTTGGATAAACTTTATGAATTGGAAAAGCGATCTTAGGAAATAGGCCCTTTGTTGTCTCTACCCCCTTCCCGTTTTTGGGAAGGGGGTTTTTTGTATCTACTTGTTATTCAGCCATTTAGGCGGCCCCTGGCGCCATAACTGCCTGATAGTTAACGACTTACAACAAAATGCATTTAGTTGTATTTTTTTCTTGTGTCAATTAGGTTTTTACGTTACTTTGTTTATATGAAAGCGAGAGATATTAAGATTAGAAAATCGATTCTTTTCACCAAGAGTCGCCCACACAAGATCAAAAACAAAATCATTCACCGCAAACAAAAACACAAGGAGGTATTTAACTATGTTTATTCCTAATTCAGACAACCAAGATCAACTACCATCTGTTGATGATGTCATGGATGCAACCATGTCCCACCTTTGGAACACTTATATTCGCCCAAATGTTGATGAGTCAGACCAAGAAGAGGCTCAAATGCTTACCTTAATCGGCAAAGCATTAAGAGATATTCAAGACAAAGCTAGCGCATATGATAAACTACAAAGCGAAAAAGATTACTTTTCTCGCAATTAATCGTTGACAAAAACAATCACATCTATATTATTACTATTATGAATACTGAAGAAAACACCACTATCGCTCCTCGCAAATCTGTTAACCTTAACATTTGTGGAGGTAATCGCACTCTCGTAGATTATGAGCTTGTCAAGGCAGTGCCTACTCCGCCTGTCGAGTATCGCAAAAAAGAAAATGCTCTCGGTGAGCGCAATGTATCTTACCAACCAATCGCTCACCATGAGTTGGTTGAGCGCACCAAAGGATTCCTTGGTGACAATGGTTTCACCATTCAAGATGAGGTTCATTCTCTCGCTCGTGACAACAATCATTACTTCGGATTGTTCTCTGTCGATCATCCGAACCGCGCTGAATCGGATCGTGGTTGTGTGGTTGGCTTGCGCAACTCGCATGACAAAACTTTTCCTGCGGGATTGTGTGCAGGTGATGCTCCATTCGTTTGCGACAATTTGATTTTTACCAATACAATCAAACTCGCACGTCGTCACACTCGCAACATTTTGCAAGACCTCAACTTCACCATCAATCGCGCACTTGGTAAATTGTTTGGTTTTTGGCATGGTCAAGACAACAGAATCGAGGCTTATAAAAACTTTGAGCTTACCAACTCTCAAGCAAATGATCTCATCATTCGCGCTTGCAAGGCAGGTGCTTTGCCAAAGTCCAAGATTATGGACGTTGTCAACCAATGGGAATCTTCCGATCACCCCGAATTTTGGGATCGCAATGTAAACTCTCTTTACAATGCTTTCACCGAAATTTACAAGGGCAATCTCGTTCAGTTGCCTAATCGCTCGGATGCTCTGCACTCTGTTTTTGATAGTGAGGTTAACTTCGACATCAACAACCATGTTGAGAATGTGCTTGACATGGATGTGGTTGAAGGCGAATTGGTAGAAGCCTAAATACGGGCTTGACAAATACCCCCTTCCTGTGCATCGGGAGGGGGGTTATTTATATCTATATAACTTACATAAGTCGTTGAATACCAACGACTTCGGCGAGCCCCGGCGCCATAAATGCTTGATATTTAACGAGTTACAACAACTTTCAATTTAGTTAACTTTTTTCTTGTGTTCAGTTAGGTTGCGCGCTACTTTATAGGTATGAACAGAATTGTAAAAATCCTTATGGAGCGTGACGGCTTAAGCCATGAAGACGCTGACTTGCAAGTATCCGCTTTCTTTTCCGAAATGGCTCTCGATATCTCACAAGGTGGCGATCCTTTCGAGTGGGAAACTTTGTTTGTAGATGAATTTTCTTTAGAGCCAGACTTTTTTGAAGATTTAGTGTTTGCCTTAGTTTAAAAATTAGTTTACTTTAGTTTTATGATTAACTTACTATCTAACCCAAAAAAGATGCCATGTTATGGTTTCAACATTCCTGCTTTTAAGTATTGCCCTGCCGCGCAGCTATTAGCAAAGATTAAAGAAGCGGGCAAGAAATTCATTTGTGATTCTTGTTATGCTTGCAAAGGTTTTTATACTTTTGCCAATGTCAAGGCAAGTTTACAAGCAAAGGCGGATCTTATTACAAAGTCTTTACATCAAGACAACGGGCAAACTTTTGTGGATGCAATGTGCAATCAAATTCGCGCAAAGTATTTTGACAAGCACGGCAACAAGAAAAAACTAAAAAACAAAAACACTGATTTGTTTCGCGTTCATGATTCGGGCGACTTGTTTTCCCCAAAGTACATTTCTGCATGGATTCGCATTTGCGAGCAATTCCCAACTATTCGCTTTTGGTTTCCAACTCGTGAATGGAAACGTGATTCTCAATTGCCCCACTTGCAAAAGTTGGCTAGTTTTAAAAACGTTTGCTTAAAGCCTAGCGCAATTTATGTAGATGAGCCAGCCCCACAAGTGGACGGACTCGACGCGGGGACTTCAGTTTATACATCCCAAGCCCAAGCCGAGCAAGACGGGCACTTTGTTTGCCCCGCAACTATAGAGGGCAACGAGCCAACTTGTCAAGCGAATAATTGCAATCTTTGCTTTATTAAGGGATGCAAGAAGGGAATTGCCTACCTAGCCCACTAATCCCATAAACCGCTGATAGTCAACGACTTAGGCGGCCCCTGGCGCCATAAGTGCCTACTATTCAACGACTTATGAGAAAATGCATTTTATTTAACTTTTTTCTTGCTATAACTAGCGAACTGCATTAGGGTATAGGTATGACAATTACACATGACGGAAAAGAATTCTACTTCGAGCGCTTAGCCAATGGCTTACTTAAAACTTATGATTACAAATGCGCTTGGGATATTACATTTAAGAAAGTAGATGGCAAATGGGAAGGTCACTTTCGTGGCGACTATGTCGGCTACAAAGGTTTACTTAACAAACTTAACCTATTACAACAACAAGTAGATGCAGAAATGGCATTGACAAAAGACTTACAAGAGGTTATATAATTATTATGAAAAGTTTTGATGATTTAAATTTCACTTACGATGAATCCATGATGAGGTGGATGGCATCGCTCACACTTGACAATGGATATTCTTTCTCAGTTATTGCGGGAAACGATGATGGAGCATTTCAACCTTTTTATGGTCGTTATCCCGATACTTATGAAGTTGCAGTATTTAATCCTGACGGAGGTTGGGTTCCTTTGTCAGTCTCAGATGATGTGCTAGGTTGGCAAGAGCCACACAGAATAACTTCTCTTATGCACCAATTTGAGATGGACGGCAAAGCTCACGAAGATTTGCTCGTAGCAATTCGGGCAGATTTTAATCAAAAACTTGTTGACTCTCACTAAAAACTAAACTACCTTATTATTATGGAATTAACACAAGAACAAAGAATCGCAATTATCAAGCACGCCGTTCAAACCTCTCAAGGTGTTGGATTAAACTCTTCACTTGAGGAGTTTGTCTCAGAGATTAAGTCTCAAGAAGTTTTTGGCGAGCATGGTTTACTTGACAATCAGAGCCACGACATTGAGGACGAAATGTCCTTGATTGACTATGATCCAACCGCAGAAGAGATTGACGAAGAAGATCAAGACTTCGGAGTTAGCCAAGAAATGAAAGGGGTTTACAATGATTAATTTGTTTGAATTTATTGTTTATTTATTTTTCTTGACACCAACCTTCTTCGCTTTCTATTTAATGTTTAAATGCATGATGGAAGATAATTCAGATTGGTATAAGTAGAGTTTTCTATTACTACGTTGTTAAAAGTCGTAAGTCTTTGGTATTCAAGGGCTTACGGCGCCCTGGGCGCTATAAACGCCTGATAATCAACGACTTATGTTAAAAGTCGTATTGGTCGTGATAGCCGTAGTCGAAGTCTTCATAATGGTCTTGCCATACGGGCTCCTCCTCTGGCTGGTTGTAGTGGTTGGCGAGTTGTAAGTTATGTAGTTCCAACTCGGTCCTGCCCGCATTTGCTTCTGCGCTAAACTGGGCGGCGTGCATCACGGCTAATCCGTGCTTGTCTGTGAGTGCTTGTATTTTATGCATACCCTAACCTACCCCAGGCAGGGGCTAATGTCAAATTTTTTTTATTTTTTTATCTGATTGATGATCAACGACTTACGAAACCCGGGGCGCCATAAGCGCCTGATATTCAACGACTTACATATCTTCGGCTAGCAAGAACAAACGACCTTCGGGGTTAGCCCCTGTGTGGGATAGGTCAACAAAATTACCGCTTTCTGTATTGACTTTTAAGCAAGCCTCACTTATATAGCGCTCGCCCTTGCGTTCATCTGCCAATTCAGCACTTTCTACTATGGCGACCTTGCCTTGCCCTATGGTAGTTAAAACGAGCTTCATATTTTGATAGCTTTCCCTTCGACATTAACATGAGTTTCTTTTGCTTTGATGGCTATATTTTTCGCATATGCTACCGCCTTACCCTTTGACAAAAACTCATCTACCATTTTGCCAAACGAGTATACTTGAAACCAATTATCGAAGTTAGTATGTTGTTTTATTGAGATCATGTTTTTAATCTAGTATAGTTGTTGTATAATTGCAAGTTAAATCGTTGCACATTCTAAGAAAAAGTTATCGTTTACAAGGATAGACTCAAGGCGGGATTTTAACTCTTCCCAATTATCAAGTGCTACTGCATTGTCGTTTGCATCCCATGCACCATACAGAACGGGGTTGGTAATGGTGTTGTCAAGGCTATTCCAATCTATATCAACAACAGCACAGCCCTCAAAGTGTGGCTTACCTGTGTCCTGCATGAGGGTTACTCGGACTTTATCGTTGTCCAAGTTAAGGATTTCTACATCGTGGATTTCTATATTATCAATTATCAATTTCATATAAACAACCTAACCCATAAAACAACTTAAAGCAAGAAAAAAGTGAATTATTTTTAATTTTTTAAATCGTTGACATTCAACGACTTGCGGCGCCAGGGCCCGCCTAAGTACTTGGTACTCAAGCGGTTATGTAAACTAGCAGTCCATTAGCCACTCGTCAAGAGCATAGGTGTCAAGCTCCGGGTCTGTGTAGCTTGCCCCGTCAGGGGTGGCGGTCGCACCGCAGTCCTCTAGCTCTTGGGCTAGGTCTTTGTAGTGAACGAACCGGCGGGCTATCTTATAAAGCCCAGGGTCATTACCTAGCCATAGTGCTACATTCCAAGTTTCCCAATTCTTCCAACCGTTGTATGTTGTGTCTGTCATGATTGTATTGTATGAATTTGTTTAAGTAAAGTCAAGACTTTTTCGTATTCTTTTTGTGCTTTTACAAGTGCGGTGTGTGCATCTTGTATGGCTTGCGCGGTGGTATGTGTTTCCTGCCATTCTTCCTTAATTCTATTTACAAGGAAATTGAGATTGCCGCGCGCCTTGCTCATTGCAAGGGCACAGTCAAGTTCTGGGTATGGTTCGTGCTCGTTCATTGGTTATTAAATGCTTCGATGATTTGGTCGAGATTCCAAACGTTGTTGCCAACGTCCAAGAATAATTCTTCGCCTTCGAGTGGTTCAAAGCCTAGGCGATCAATGATGCCTAGCTCTTCCGTCATAAATTGTTCTAGTTGTTCTGTCATATTACTACTATCATCTATTTAATGATTAAAGTCAAACTAATTGGCAATTATTTTAGCCAAGCGCTTCGACTAAGTTACGCTCGTTTTCGTTTACCATTTTGCTATGCAGTACATCATCAAGTAAACTTTCGATTTTATTCTCTAATGCTTTTGTATCGCAAGCAAAGTCAACCTCATTACCGCTGTCATCTTCGACGCAGTTAATTTTTACAGCATCAACAAGAACGTAACCCTCTTCTTGTCTAACCACTATATCGGCGTTAATTCCGCCTTCGTAGTAATTCTTGCCTGTGTCAAACAAGCAAAACACATTTACAACATTAGAGTCGATGTAATCGACTTGATCCATTTTTAAGTTATCTATTGTTAAGTTCATATATACAAGGTAAGCCAAAAACCGCCCCACGTCAAACTTATTTGCAATTATTTTGAAGAAAATTAACCCTACCCCGGGGGTACTTTTTTGAATTTTTACAAAGGTATAGCTTTCTGATTAGCGGGGGGGGTGGGTTTTCTCATTCTCAAAATTAAAAACACTAATTTTATATATTTGCTTGTTTAAAAAAAATCTGAAGGGGGGTAAAAAATAAAACAAAAAATTAAAAAATATAAATTTTATATAATTTTATTATAAATACTGATTAAGTGGAACAAAAAAAAATAAAAACTGGAACAATGCTTGGCATGAGTGAGAGAATGTGTTGTGGTGGGCGACAGATTATGCCGCCGAAAATCATTTTTATGTGTATATTATACATATCCAGTTTAATATAAAATATATGAAAGAATTAGATTTTAGTAAAGAAATTCGTGCTCAACTCGAAGCTGAAGAAGGTAATGTCGAAGCAGTCACTCAAGAATCTTGGGCAGCTGAAGAAAAAAAAGGCAAGAAATTAAACAAGCCATTCCGAACACCAGGTGGCCCCAAGAAATTTTCAGTATATGTAAAAAACGAAAAAGGTAATGTTGTTAAAGTTAATTTTGGCGACCCTAATATGTCAATTAAACGTGATGATCCTGGGCGCAGAAAAAACTTTCGTGCTCGCCATAATTGCGACAATCCGGGCCCAAAAACCAAAGCCCGTTATTGGAGCTGCAAAATGTGGAGTAAAAAAAGTGTTACTAAAATCACTAAAGGCGAACAAGACAGCGAAGAAGAATTATTAAACGAGCTTGATGAAAGTGACAGCAAGCAAGGACTTTGGGACAACATTCGTAAAAAGAAAAAACGCGAAGGCAAAAATTATAAACCTGCAAAACCTGGCGACAAAGACCGCCCTAGTAAAGAAGCCTGGAAAAAAGCTCAAGAAAAAAAATCTAAAGCTGATGAAAAAGCTGGATATCCCCCAAAATGCAAAGAAGGATATGTAGAAAAAGATGGTAAATGTGTGCCCGTCTCTGATAGCGGCTATAAAAAAAAGAAAAAATAACATATGCCGACATTATTTGGGCAATCATACAGGAAAACTGGACCCGACTCTAATCCGATTTATTTTCGGGACGATCAAACTTCAGGAACTTCATCTACTCTTTCATCTTCGGATGTATTTTTTGGTGAACTTGCTTGGCAGCCTGGAGACAGTGCGCCTACTGACGGAGTCACACGGTTAAATTTTACATTTACTCAAGACAACGTTAACGACATATTAAATGCATGGTCAGCTCAAATATATATCTGGAGCACCCCAGTAATCATGAGCAAGCCTTATAATTCGAATACTATAACTATTCCTGGTGTGTTAAATTTCAATGCACTTGGTGTATCGCCAGTCACTAACATTTATAGCAGAAAAATAGATGGTGGCACAACCTCATTTGTAGATCTCGAGGTTGATGCCAGTAATAAGCATGAATTAAAGCTAGAATTTATTGGTCGACCTGTGCGACAAGCTTTTTGGAAAAATCCCGTGAGCGTAGTCATTACGAGTTCATACAAAGGATAAATCTTAAATTTGGCGTAGTCCTTGCAAAATATATATTGGAAGTGCTTAAAACGAGGCTTCTTGAGTGCCAGATGGACTCATAAACAATATAATCAAGGACAAAATATGACACAATTACTCAAATATGAAAAATCCCTACCTGCCAGCAGGAACGAATTCTTAACTCCATTTGATTCTTTATTTGATCAAATGATAGGAAAAGCATTTCCTTCATTAGAGCGCGAGCTTGGAGTTGAATTTTTTGGAAATAACAGTTATCCAAAAGTTGATGTACTCGATACTCCAGAAAGTATCGAATTTGAGGCTGAAATTCCCGGTCTCGAGAAAAATGAAGTTTCTGTAGAGGTTGATCAAGGCATATTATCAATTTCTGGCGAAAAGAGGTCCCAAGAAAAACGGGAAGATGCTACATATATTCGTAAAGAACTTAAAAAATCTAGTTTTCAACGATCTTTCAAGCTCTCTGACTCTTTCAACCATGATAAAATCAAAGCAAAATTTGAAAATGGTTTATTATTAATTTCAGTGCCCAAGAAAAAACCTGAAAAAAGTAAAAAGGTTAAAATATTATAACACCCTATAGCCCTTGAAAAAGGGCTTTTTTGTGTACATATATAGTATATGAAACGTAAGACAATTGAAGATTATAAGAAAGAAGCACCTGAAATTCCCACCAATACATGCCCTTATATAAATTTCGCCAAAGATATTATTGGAGAGATTAAAGATGAAACTAATAATTATTTCGTAAATGAAAAGCTCTCGGTTATTGAGTGCCTATTAGAATATATAAGAGAAAGCAACGACAGTCTTAGGCAAAGTGGAGAATATTGGTACAGAAGCTTTTTGAATAAAAAGTAGCGGGCAACTAAACTCCCAGTCCGAATACTGGATCGAGATAAGAGTAAACGAAAATATTTTTTGATGTAATCGTTGACCCAGTGCTTAATTGAGTGATTCTTGCTCTTACGCTTGGGTAAGCTTGATCAAATTCTATCCCCAAATAAACCATTCCATTTTTAGAGTAAGACGGAGTTGACGCATTAACTATACCCATTTTAGCGGGTAATGGTATTGGTTGTCCTGGGCCATCATATGTTTGTTGCAAGTCGGCGCCTGTATACATCATGTCCACTCCTCCTGCAGTCTGTAAAGTGACTCCATTTTGATCTATATACTCTAAGCCTAAATTATTCCAATTTGCAGTATTAATTTCTTCTTTGAGCCATTCAAATTCATCATCAATAAATAAAATACATGTAAAAACATTTGCATCTTGATTGTAATAAAAATATAAAGAATCTGTAGCGATGCTAGTTTTTGTCTCACCATCTGAATATTTTGTTGCATCAGGATCCCAAGAGGCCCAGCCTTCAACAACACTATACATTTCAGCAGACCAAGTGCTAACATCAATCAGCTCAACCACAGGTGTAAGTGTGACACTTTGAGCGGGCATGCTAAAGGTTAAATCAACTTCAGTCCTTCCATTTAACTCAGCCCAATCAGACTCCCATCTGGTTAAGCCATATCCATAATCTAAAGTAATTCCTACGTTTACTAACCTTCCTTCTACATAATTTTGAGTTCCTACTGGGTATACGTCTCCACCGGGATCTACATCATTTACTATTAATTCATATGTAGCTGATGGATTGATTGAATTAATTAAATCAGCGAGTGTAACATGCAGTGTTCGGTCATAAGATCCATTATTGCCATCATCGCGTGATAATGCAAAAATATCTGATTGATTAAGTATGCCGGCATTCGGCAATTCGCTAATTTTCACACCATTAACTTCTTGCGTAAAACCTCCAGACGATCCAGACCCACTATCAACGGATAAAATACCATCATCTAGCATAACATTATACTCTGAATGGCCTGAAAAAATAGGTAGAGCTATGATAGTTTTATTTGTGCAATCAATAACTAATTCAGATATTTTAGTGCCGTCGCTATTATTAATATTGATCGTTTTCTCTCCTATATGCTGAGAGATATCCTCCATACCATGATCGTAGACTACATATGACCCCCATACAATATCAATCTTCATAATTTAATTAGTTTGCACCCATCCAGTTCCGTCAACATATACCATAAGTACCCCTTGAGATGTATTAAACCACAAATCTCCATGATTCCTGCTTAATGGAGGTGTACTTGCTACAGTTTGTTCGGTTTTAATATTTATGCTAGTATACTTTGTATTATTTGATGCTAAATTATTTAATTCATCAAATGCGCCTGGCAAATCGGATTTAGATCCGTTAGGGCCATAAAACTTAACCGACTCAAGCAACCCAGCCGAACTTTGTAAACCTCCTGCTAGGTTAAATCCATTTTTTACCTTAACTGATAATTTTGTAAATTGCTTACCCATCTTTCTTTTTAGCTTTGATATCTTTTTCGAGCTGTGCGTACACAGTATGAATATCTCCTGCTTTCATCAAATCTGAAGGAGCTTGTTTGCTTAACTCCGGATGTGGATTTTTTAACCATTGAGTGGCAGCAAAAAAAGGCATTTTCTTTGAAAGTAAATTCAGCACATCATATTTTGATAAATTTTGCATAATAATATATATTATTATACACTAAAGTTTGTGTAATTACAATTAACTATCTTATATATCATAATATGGGCAGAAAAAAAATTGAACCACAAGACATAGAAAAACTCAATCAAAACGCCTTCAAGCCTAAAATTACCGTTAAAGGTCTTAAATTAAGCGAGAAACAAAAAAAATTCGTTGATATATCAATGGATCCAGAATGTAAAATTATGTTTGTGTCTGGGCCTGCAGGTTCTACTAAAACTTATATGGCTGTATTTGCCGCACTTAGACAGTTACAGAAGGCTGACGAACTTGACCTCTTATACGTTAGAACAGCTATAGAAAGCGCTGAAAAAGGATTAGGAGCTCTGCCCGGCACAATCGAAGAAAAATTCAACCCTTATATGGCTCCGCTAGAAGATAAGTTGGATGAAATGCTTCCAAAAACAAGCTCAATTAAATATGAATTAATAAAAAGCGGGCGCGTGCAAGCCATGCCTATCAACTTTCTTAGAGGGGCAAGCTGGATCAACAAAATTGTCATAGCTGATGAGTCACAAAATTTTACCTTTAAAGAATTAGTGACCTTAGTTACAAGAATAGGGGACAATACAAGATTATTTGTATGCGGAGATGTAATGCAAAGCGATATCAATGGCAAAAGTGGATTCAAAGATATGATGAATTTATTTGACGATCAAGAAAGTCAAGATAGAGGCATACATTGTTTCCGATTCAATGAAAACGATATATTTAGAAGTGAAATTCTTAAATATATAATTAAAAAATTAAAAAACAAGTAATTTGTGTACAAAACTGTATGACATCAATAGATTGGTCTACAATAATCGCATCAATGATTACTGCTCTAGCTACCTTGAGTAGTGTTTTGTTGGGGCAAAAAATTTTTAGAGCTAAACAAGTTAATACAGAATGCGCAAAAGACCCAGTCGTAAAAGACACACTTCAAAGCAGGAATGTATACAAGGCTCTTGAGTATCTTATTGAAGAGCTTAAAGGCGATAGAGCTTATGTGGTAGAATTTCATAATGGCAATCATTATTTATCAGGCAGAGGCCAGCAAAAGTTTAGCTGCACCCATGAGCTAGTGACCGAAGGCACAAGTCGAGAATGTATAGAATTGCAAGAATATAAAGTGTCTAATTACCATGCATACATCAGTAGCTTGATTGATACGGGCCAATTTTTCTGCAATGATACCACCCATTTAAATGATCATGCATTTTCAGCATTATTACAATCTAAAGGTGTTAAGTCTATTTTAAATGTACCAATTAAAACCTTAAACGGTAATATCATTGGTATTCTTGGAGTTGATTATGTAAAATTACCCATAAATAAAAAAGAAATAGCTTATCAAGATCAAGCATTACTTAAGTTTTTAAAACAGCAAGCTCGTACAATTGGCGGTTATTTAATATAATATAATTGATTTTTTAAAGTCAATGATTATTATAAATTAATATGCAACATATTTATTGTACTGAATGCGGAAGCAAAGTCTCTTATTCTGGGGCTAAGCCTAAATTTTGTTCTTCATGCGGGTCTCCAATAGCGGGCACTTCGAATAGTCAAGTTAAAAAGCGCAAAACTATTCCAAGGCGTGAAGAAAGTAAGATTGAAAGCCAAGCTGAATTAAAAGATGACGAAACAGACATAGACCATGTTCCCCATATTGGAAAATTGAGTTACGATATAGCTCACGAAGGATCAGGAAACAAAGTTTATAAATTTGGAGATTTCGTTAATGCCGAGCAAACGCCAAAATCCGAAAATTAAAAAACAACAAGAGACATACGAAGACTATTCTGATTTCATTGACCAAGAACTAGCAAAAAGACGTAAAAACTGGTTTCTCACGTCTGTTGCTTGGGTTGATTTTGATGATGTATGTCAAATTATTCGGGCCCATATTTATAAAAAATGGACTCAATGGGATCAATCGAGGCCAATCAAGCCATGGATCAATAAAATTATTGCCAATCAGATGAAAAACATCTTGAGGAATCATTACAGTAATTATGCTAGACCCTGCTTGAATTGTCCGTTTAATTCTGATGCAGAATATAATCTTTGTAGTTTTACAGCTTCCGGCGAACAAGATACAACATGTCCCCTTTATAAGAAATGGGCTAAAAGCAAAAAGAATGCATATAATATTAAAATCACATTGTCTTTAGAAAATCATATAAACCAAATAGAGAACTCTGCAGAAAGCATTCTCGGCTCCGATATAGAATCTTCCACTCAGAAATTAATAAATGAATTAAAAAAACAATTGAATAGTAGGCAATATCAAGCATTTGATTTGTTATTTATACAAAACCTCAATGATGAAGAGGCTGCGCTAGCCATGGGATTTAAAAGCAGTGAGTCTGGCAGGAAAGCCGGGTACAAGCAGATTAAAAATTTAAAAAAAACACTGAAAGATAAAGCTGTAAATATTTTACAAAAAAAAGGCATTACCTTTTTAGATAACGATGAAACTAACTGAAGATCAAAAAACTTTTATCAGGGAAAATTTTAAATCAACTCCCAACTTGCTCGATCTAACAAGAAAATTGTTTGACAACCCAGAAATTGACGGCCGCAGTCGAGAAGGCAGGGCTGTCCGTAAATTCCTTGCAGAAGAAAACCTGGAATACCAAACTACAGCAAAAGAAAAATTACCTGACATTTTATTAAACGAACAGCAAACTGATTTTATTAAAGCTCAAGCTCAAAATGGGCTCAGCGCTTTTCAAATCGCAGAAATTCTATTTCCCGAAGGCAACATTCGCAGATTATGCAAAGAGCATTTAACAGTTTTGGAGTTTTTACGTCAATATGAGCCAGCATATGTTCACGACAGCGAAACTGCCGTTAACAGGGCATACAATCCGCCTAAGCTAACCATCACTTGCCTCAAGAAGGTTAACATGTATACATTGCAAAATCTCGAAGAAGATAAATTGAACCACGAAGAGATGGAATGCATCAATGCTTTACTTAGAAGCCTTTCTGCACCCCGCCTGATCCAAGTAATCAGTAATTATACCAGCATGAAAGATAGAGAGTTATTTGAGGCAGAATTTATAAGAGCTACATGGGATAAACCGGATTTAACTAGTGATGAAATTAATTTATATATTAATGTTTGTGTTGATTATATTAATTTAAAAAATATTTCTTCGCATATAGAAAAGTTAAATACTATGTTCAATGAAGTCGAAGATCAGCAAGATATGACTGTCAGGCTTGCAGAAGTATTAAAATCAAAAACTGATGAATACGATAAATGCGAAAAACGAATGGAGTCTTTGATTAAAAAACTTAATGGTGATAGAGCTGAAAGACTTAAAAACCGGCAAAAAGACAATGCCACTATTATTTCGCTAGTCAAGAACTTCCAGGCAGAGTCTGAAAGAAGAAGAATGATCGAAATTGCAGAGATGCAAAAAAAATTAGTTGAAGAAGAGGTGGAAAGACTTGATAATATGGATAGCTGGAAAGCTAGAATATTAGGAATTTCAAAAAATGATGCAGTATGAAAAAAATTGAATTATTAATAGGTGACTTTGAATATAACACTATTCAAGAAATATTTAAAGAAGAGGCTAATTTCAAGCCTATAAACGAAAAAGATTATGTTATAATCAAGGCTTTGCAACAAATCATTAATCCAAACAACCTAATTGAAGAAGATGTTGGCGGTGAAAAAGACACGGTCAGTGTAGTGCACAAGAAAATTAAAGAGCCTAAAAATAAATCCTTAGATAATGGTAATGTAGAATTTAAATTATGAGCGATAACGAAAACGATCAAAAAATTATTCAAGCGATTGCTAACGCGACTTTCCAGTCATTAAATATTCAGGGCCTGGTTCATGCGGCTAAATTTTACTGTGTGCATGAAGCTCGTGGAAAATTTCCTGACCTGGACGAAGAAACTAAAGCTAAAATACTACAAGAAATCGAAGAGCAAGAAAAAGAAGGCGAGAAAGATCCTTCTGCAGTCGAAGCATAACTTCTGTTTTTTTGTATATTTATATACCTTTCTTTTGGGTTTGTAGTTTACCCCTATGGCCCTAACATGTAAAATATGCGACAAAGCCTGCAAGAACAAGCAAGGCTTACATTCGCATGTCTCTCGAATACATAAATTAACTATACCAGAATACTATATACAAGTATACCAAAAGAGAGATAAACATACAGGAGAACTATTAGAGTTTAAAGATTTTAATGATTACTTTAATAGAGACTTTAAAAATATAAATAATTTTATAAGTTGGGCTAAAAGTGCTAAAATTGAAGAAGTTCGGGGTTTGATGCTGAAACAGCTCAAAGCCCGTGTAACGGGCAAAGAACTGAAGTTTGCTCCTCCGCATCTTGAATTAACACTCAACAAGATGCCTTCTATCGATATGTTCAGAGAATATTTCGGGTCTTATTCTGAGGCCTGTAAAGAAATCGGAGTTCCTCCTTTATACCCTAAAGGATTAATGAAAGATTTTTTTGCTTTAAATACAGAGTTAGACGATGTCAAGATCATGATCGATACCCGTGAGAGAAAACCATTAGAATTTAATAAAAGTACTAGTTTAAAATTAGATTTTGGTGATTATGCGGTGGGCGATCCTTATTACAACTATACATATGTTGATCGAAAGGATGAAAGCGACTTCAAGAGCACGATGACTACAGGTTTTGAACGATTCAAACGAGAACTCGATAGAGCACAACATTTTGATGCTTTTTTATTTGTTGTTGTAGAAGGCTCCGTAGAATCAATTATAAAAAATAATATATTATTTGGCTCTAGATCTAATTTATCATTTATTTGGCATAATATGAGAGTGATCTCTCACGAATATGCTGGTCGTTGCCAATTTATATTTACTGGTAAAAATGGTAAAAATTTATTTGACCAGCTTGATGATGATTTTTATAATGAATATAATGAATTAAATGATTTATTTTTTAATTTAAAAAAAGTTAAAAACGAAGACCGCGCCAGTAAAATTAGTAAAAAAATGTGGGTTATGAGAAAAAAAATATTCGAACCAGCATACGATAAATATATCGCAGATGCTCGTATAGAATCCCAAAACATTATACCTAAACTGTTAGTCTACGGCAAGAAACTATGGGAAACGGACCTTCAATACTTTATCGATAGTCATGTCTTGGGAAGAGGGTAAGTTTTTAATTAAAAAAGAGACTCCGAATATAAATGAGGAGCTACTTAAAATAACAGGGCATCTTGAAGAGAAAGATGCCAAGTATCATTTGCATAATTTTTTGCGAGAAAATATTACTTTCACTACCAACCTAATTGCAGGGGTAGACCTATTTCCGTTTCAGCACCTTGCGATTAAATCAATGCTTGAAACGGATTATTTCTTGGGTATATGGAGTCGGGGTATGTCGAAGTCCTTTAGTACTGCTATATATGCCTTCCTGGATGCTATATTCAATCAAGGGGTGCAGATAGGTATTTTGGCGGCTACATTTAGACAGTCAAAGATGATATTTGAAAAAATTGAAGATATTGCTAACAAGCCAGAGGCTCAATTCTTATCACAGTGCATAACAAAAAAATCCAAAAAGAATGACCAATGGACCTTAGAGATTGGTGAGTCTAAAATAATTGCTTTACCTTTGGGTGATGGTTCAAAACTTCGGGGTTTCCGATTTCATAGAATTATTATAGATGAGTTTCTTTTGATGCCTGAGCATGTATATAACGAAGTTATTTTGCCATTCTTGAGTGTTGTTCAAAATCCTACCGAGCGTGAAAAAGTAAGAAAGCTAGAAAACGAACTCATAGCCCAAGGTAAAATGAAGGAAGAAGATAGGTACCAATGGCCAAACAATAAATTAATAGCTTTATCTTCTGCTAGTTATAAATTTGAATATTTATATAAAGTATATGAAACTTTTGAAGATTTAATATTGAATGGTATACCTGAACATAGTAATGATACCTCTAAGAGAGTTATTATGCATTTTAGTTATGATGTTGCTCCTGAAGCATTGTATGATCAGAATTTAATTAATCAATCAAAGCAAACAATGAGTCAGTCTCAGTTTGACCGAGAGTTTAATGCTGTGTTTACAGACGATAGCTCTGGTTACTTTAAGACATCTACAATGGCTGAATGTACAATAAAAGACGGAGAAGGGCCTCATTTAGAGATAGCTGGAGATAGAGACTCTAAATATTTGCTTGCTTTTGACCCCAGTTGGGCAGAATCAGAGAGTTCTGACGATTTTGCTATACATGTGTTTAAATTAAATGACAATACTCAAACAGGCACCTTAGTCCATAGCTATGCTATGCCCGGACTCAAAATGCAAGATCATATTAATTATTTTCATTATTTATTGACACATTTTAATATAGTAGCTATTGTAGGTGATTATGGTGGAGGTGTTCAGTTTATGCAAGCCGCTAATGCTAGTGAACAGTTTAATAAAAGTAATATCAACATTCAAGAAATTACAGCTAACTTCGACGACCTAGAGAAATATCAAGATGTATTATTGCAAGCCAAGAATCAATACAACTTAAAAGACAAGAGGATATGTGTTCTGAGAAAGGCTACATCTGACTGGATTCGAAGGGCAAACGAATTATTACAGGCTAATTTTGACCACAAAAGAATCTCTTTTGGATGCCGAGCATTAGATGAAAATTATCACAAGCAAATAAAGGTTAATATACCAATTGACAGCTTAACCTTTTTACCGAACCAGAAAGAACTTTTAAAAAATTCTGGTTCAGCTAAAATTATCGACTTTTTAGACCATCAATACGACATGGTTAATTATACAAAAAACCAATGCGCCTTAATTCAGGTATCCTCTTCAGCACAGGGCACCCAGACATTTGGCCTGCCGAATAACTTAAAAAGACAAACTGGGCCAGGCAAGACACGAAAAGACTCGTATTCTGCTTTAGTTTTAGGTAATTGGATGATTAAGACTTATTATGACTTTACGATGTCGAAAAGTGATCCAACTGCAGCTACTTTCACTCCTATGATGATTTAAAGTCAAAGTTAACTTTTAACTTTAAAATAGACTTTTTGATTCTTTGGTGTACAATTAAATATGCCAAGAAAATATGTAAAAAAATCTGAGTACTGGAAAAAGTTTGAAACCACTGACGGAGCTAACTCAAGCATAGACCAGCCAAAAATTAATAGCGATATAAAGCCTGCTAGTGCAGGAGATTCATATTATACTGAGGCAGCATACTCAAGAAACGTAGGTCAAATTGATGCAAGTGATTCTACAAGGACAAGGCGGAACTATGTAGCCACTAATAAAAAAGGTGCAAAGTATAAAAATATAGAAGAGTGTCCATTGTCTTATAGTAACGAAAAAAGTTACATTAGTCCCAGGTCTTCTATTTTATTATGTCAAAAGGCTTATGCCAATATAGCTATATTCAGAAATGCCATCGATGTTATGTCTGAGTTTTCTAATTCAGATATATATTTGGAAGGTGGTTCAGAAAAATCAAAGGCATTTATCCAAAAATGGATGGATAAAATTGAAATATGGAAATTTAAAGATCAATACTTCAGGGAATACTATAGATCTGGTAATGTTTTTATTTATAAATTAAATGCAAAATTTACTACTGAAGACTTAGTTAAACTCAATAAAGTCTATGCATCAGATGATTTTAGTATAGCTAGTAAAAATATACCTATTAAATATATATTTTTAAATCCTTATGACTTTGTAGCAGATAGAGTGTTATCGTTTAATGCTCAAGATGGAGTTTATAAAAAACTGTTAAGCGAGTATGACATACAAAAACTTAGAAACCCGCAGACAGATTACGACCAAGAAGTTTTCGATTCTTTACCTCAAGATGCAAAAGAAGCTATCACTGGCAATCGATTTAATCAAGAGGGGGTACTGGTTCCTTTGGATGCCTCTAAGCTCCTATTCTCTTTTTATAAAAAGCAAGACTACGAACCATTTGCCACACCTTTTGGGTTTCCAGTACTGGACGACATCAATTGGAAAATGGAGTTAAAGAAGGTTGATCAAGCTATTACTAGAACAATCGAAAATGTTATATTGTTAGTAACTATGGGTAATACTCCTGATAAGGGAGGTATTAATCCTAATAACTTAAAAGCCATGCAAGATCTTTTTCAAAATGAAAGTATTGGCCGGGCTTTGATTGCCGATTATACTACAAAAGCTGAGTTTATTATTCCCGACTTAAACAAAGTTCTTGGTGCAGACAAATATGAAATCGTTAATGAAGACATTAAAGAAGGTTTGCAAAATATTATCGTAGGAAAAGAAAACTATTCGAGCACTCAGGTTAAGGCTCAGATTTTCCTGGAAAGGCTTAAAGAAGCCCGCAATACATTTTTAAATGATATTTTACAGCCTCAAATCAAAGAAGTTTGTAAAGCGATGGGATTCAAGAACTACCCCAGGGCAAAGTTTGTTGAGATTGACATTAAAGACGAAGTTCAAATGCACAGAGTCACATCTAGACTAATCGAGATGGGAATCATTACCCCCGAGCAAGGCATGACTGCCCTCAAGCAAGGTGTTTACCCGGATCCATCAGATTTAAAACCTGCTCAAGAGAAATTTGTAGAACAAAGAGAAAAAGGATTCTATACCCCCCTTAGTGTCGCTCAGCCTATTCTACCAGAAGGAGAAGAATTAGGATCCCAGACTTCGGTACCAAGTGAGACTGGCAGGCCCGCTGGCACAAAAACAAAAACTAATAATTTAATAGCTCACGAAGATTCATACAGCAGGGCCGATATACAGTCTGTCATATATGCCATCGAAGATCTTGACAAACACATGGAATCTGAACTTAAAAAAGCATACAATAAAAAACGTTTATCAAAAGAGCATAAAAGCATGATTGAGAGTCTTTCAGAAAGTATTGTTATGTCTGCAGATATGGAAAGCTGGAAAAGTACAGCTAGCGAGTGCATTAAAGACTTTAATAATATAGAAGACTTAACCATCATGCCTGAAGTGCTCGACATAGGAGAAGAGCATAAAATAGTATCCTATCCTGCAGCTATATTATATCATAGTAAAAAAAATCAAAAATAAGTGTATCTATATAAAGTATCATTTTTAAAATAAAAAAATATTATGCTGCCATATAAATATATCACTAGCTTTGAAGAGAGTATAGCTGTACAACAAAATGATAGTGATCAACTGATAAGTTCTGCATCACTTGATTCATTAAAAGAGCTAGCCCCAGAAAATATAGACTTTGAAAAGAATATAGACCTCGTTGGGGTTGCATTTAATGCAGCTGTCGCTAATAGGTTTAATAAAAACGGGGATGGAATCGACACTGCTACAGCTTTAGCTATTAAAGATTACTTTATTCATAAACCAACAAACATAGAGCATCAAAAACAAAAGGTGGTGGGTCATATTGTGGGAGCTTCTTTGTCGGAGTATGGAAGTAACGAAATCATATCTGAAGCTGAAGCCGCAAACAATAATGGACCATTTAATATTGCACTTTCAGCCGTTGTATATAGAACAGTGAATCCAGATTTTGCAGAGTTAATTGAACAATCCGTCGATGAGTCTAGTGATTTTTATCAAACTGTATCCGCTAGCTGGGAAATTGGATTCAATGATTATGTGATAGCGGTAGGCAGTAAAAACCTAGAAGAAGCGAAAATCATTTCTGGAGAACTAAAGCAAGAATACTCTAAATACCTAAAAGCATACGGAGGAAATGGAAGGACTGAAGAAGGAGAAGAAGTTTATCGATTAATTAAAGGCGATATATATCCTATAGGTATAGGTTTCACATCGAATCCAGCAGCGGATGTCAAGGGTTTAGTCATGCTTGCAGAAAACGAAGAAGGTGATAATACTCAAGGCGATAATGATGCTTCAATTGAAGTACTGAAAATAAAAAATAATTTTTTACAAGAAAAAAGTTCCCATTTACAGAATGGCGATGTAATCATTAACAAGAATCATAAACCAAATCACATTATGGAAAAAGAAATTCTAGATCAAGTAACCGAAACCCTCGAGGCTCAAGCTTCTTCTAAGAAGTTATCCGAAGAGGCAATCGCTAATATCACTAAAGTGTTTCATGACGCCATCATCGACAAAAGCGAAAAATGGCAACAAGAAAAAGAAGACCTACAAAAAGAAAAAGAAGAACTTGCCCAAGCTCAAGAAGCTTCCGCACAAGAGCTTGAAGACATGAAGGTTAAACTTTCTGAAGTTAGCGAAGAACTTGCAACAATTAAAACAGAAGTAGCTGCAAAACAAGAAGCTGAATTGTTCAACGAAAGAATGAGTGAACTTGATGACAATTTCTTATTGGAAGATGAAGATCGAGTACTTTTAGCATCAGAACTTAAAGAGCTCGGTTCATCCGAAGAAGCTTATGCTCAATACAAAGAAAAGCTCAATGTAGTATGGAAACATAAAACAAAAGCTTTCCAAGAAGAGCAAGAAAAGATTTTCAACGAAAAAATTGAAGCAGAAGTGCAGAAACGTCTTGCATCTCTTGCCAACGAAACCGAAGCTGAAGTTGAATCTACTGAAGAATCAGAAGAAGCTGCTGAAGAAGTTATTGAATCTGCAGAATCTGAAGAGCAAGCAGTTGCAAACAACAACAGCGAATCAATCGAAGAAGAAATTTCTTTAAGAGAAAAATTTAAAAAATCTTTCTCCAAGGATAGTGTACAAATTCAATACTAAAAAATAGAGGAAATAAAAAATGGCTAATAGACTACTACCATTCAGGCAATATAACGAACATTTTGTAGTAAATTTGTTCGCTCTCAAAACATCAGAGCTTGACTTAACAAGCATCTCTGTTAATACTCACGCTGCATCCGGCAAACATGACGCCGGTGTTCTTGTTAAGCCAACCCAAGGTATACTCGATCTTGGTGCTGGATACAGCGGATCTGGCGAAGATGCAGGCAAAGGAGACTCTACTCTGAACACCTACTTGGGTTCAACAGGCTACCCTCACGTTGGTCGCAATGTCAACCCCGAAGCTTTTGGAAAAATTGAAGTTGCTGATGCAACTGATACCATTTTGGGCGTCACGCTTAACCAAACCCTCGCTTATGATGAAAACGGGGAAAAAATGCT